TATAGTAGTAGATTGCTCATCTATTAAAACTAATGCTTCATTTAATGATTGAGTTACTTCATTATATAATGGTCTAGGTATTAAATCCAATTCAGCTGCCTGAGATTCCGGTATTAATTCCGTAATGTTTACATCTATCGCTTTCTTTAATTCATCTATGTTGTAAACTCTTTTCTTAGTAGCGGCGTAGATGTAACCCTCTTTATTATTATCTATGGCAGCTTGGAATGTCACACCAACTCTATCTCTAGCAGCCAGTGAACCACTCATCTGTAAATCTTTCTTAATTAATTCAAACTCCATTATTTAATTATAAATGTTAAATCATCATCAATAAATTCACTTATACCATCTCTAACTATTTTAAATAATAATCTATACACTCTATTTTTTGGAAAATTAGATGTATCTAAATTAATATAATTACCATTAGAATCACAACTTATTTTTGTATATTCAGAAAAATCTATTAATACTTTTTTTGTTACTTCTTCTCTAACTGAGTAATACGATGTTTGAGGTAGATATTTAACATCATTGTAGGCAAAGGTATTTGTAAAAGTTTTAGTTGGATATAAACCCCTACCTATAATTTTTATTTTTATTTTATTACCCTCATTATATGAATCTCTCAATTCTTTGCTTCTTACTATTATCTGCGAATCTGTTAGTGGTAATAATGAACCTGTTGTAAATACAGAATCATCCCATTGAAGTTTCATCAAAGGTTGTAGGAAAGTGTTCGTTTCTTTTGAATAAAATTTTAACACACCATATTCCAATCCAGATAATTCTATAGAAGATGTATGTGATAATCTTATCCCATAATTTACAGAACCTGTCCAATAATCATAGATAGGTTTAATATCCATATTAACATCTCCACCAAAATAAGTAAAAGATTGAGATACTTCGGTTGTAAAATCAACTCCAGATTGGATTTCCCAATTTATACCATCGGTGTTTATAGTCTCCGGCCAAGTTCCTCTACCCATTTCCCAACTTTCTGTTACCGGATACCCATATAGAGTATATGAACCCGCTAACTCTTCTGGCTGAGCAAGTGATAAGTGTAATTGAACATTAGATGCGGTTACATAAGAAGGTATATTATCTATATCAAACTGAATAAAAGTTCTAGCATTATCTCTTTCTTGAAATCTATTATAATGCTTTGATATAGTTAATATCTCATCTAACCCCGTATTTTTTGTAGGAGTTAAACCATAAACTGATGCATCTTTTGATGCGGTTACAAAATATATCATTATATTGCTCTTCCTTTAATATCTTTATCAGGAAACTTAACTTCAAAGACTGATGGGTCTAACGATGGATAGATAATCTTATTCTTTGTTGCTGCTTGTATATCATAACTATTTCTCGCATATATACCACCACACTTATTTACGATTTCAACCTTTTGAACCGATGCAACACCTTCAACCATAGCTATAGTTAATTCTATATCAGAAAGGTTTATAGTTTGGTTGAATTGCCAGTTTGCTATATTAAAAAATTCTTTTATTTCTTCTATGCAACTTAATACAACTTCTCTACTATTAAAGTTTCTATATACAGTTATATCAAAATTTACACCTACGTTGATTATAAACCCATCTATTATATTAACACCATCGGTTAACATTCTATATTCATTAACATACGTTTTTAAGTTTTGTTTAACTGCTTTGTTAAGAGTAGTTAAATTACCATTTGTATCATATCCTAATGTATATAGATTTATTGCAAAAGGATTTATTTGCTCTGCATTCTGAGTAGTTTTCTGTACAAAATTTCTTACCTCTTTTTTAACCTCATCGGTAGTAGGTACTTTATTTCCGTTTGTTATAGATTTTTGAACTATTGTTCTAGTTATTTCTGCAAATTCAGTTACATTATCTGTTGAATTTAATACACTTTCCGGTGAGTTTGCATTTAATGAATTATCACCTATAGCAAATACTTTAGCGATAGAACCAAATTTTGTTGGCATTGATAAAGCTCTTACCTGGTAATCCTTTGCGGTTACTGCTCTATTTTGAGCAGCAAAATTAGCTAATGCAGATTCTCTAATCTCATCTATACCTTCCAATCCTCTACCACCCTTAGCAGGGATTTCATTTTCTACTGCTACTGAATTTTTAACATAATTGTAAACCGTATCATCTAATTCTAATGTAGTAACTAAATCGTCATCAAACGAAATTGATTGTATTGTAGTTAAATCTCCCTGTGGTACATTTGAAGATACTCCACCTCCTGTTAAATAAATTATAGTAAGAGTTGTACCTGCAGTAGGTGATTGACCGTATGTTTTAGTTTTTAGGAAATTAGTCGGGTCATATGATTCAGCCATTCTATCAATTGAATTATTTAATCCCATACCTACATTTTTAACATTAGGTATCAATAATTCATCGGATAGAGAACTATCTCCTCCACCAAAATGTATCGATGTTGTAAAATCATCATTTACCTTAGTAACAAATCTTCTACTGGTTTTTAATAATTTTAATAAATACGGAACAGTATCTTTAAACTGATATAATTCAGGGTCGTTCTGCTCTACATTTGGGTAATCTACATATATCGTTTCTTGTGCCAAATACGGAACTTCATACCACTTATTACCATTATCATCCACTACAGATTCTATTGCAATAATATCGGATTCATCCAATTTTATAGATTGAAATGATTCTGTTGCAGATATAGTTCTAACTGCAACTTGCTCCGTAGCTGATATTACCTGTATTTTCTTCTTAACTAAGTAATAATCAGGAAGTTGTGTGGTTTCATCTATACTATATACACTTATATCTCTATCGGTTGGGTCGTTAAAATCCAAACCTTCGGTTGTTCTAAATGTTATATTTGAATTACTATTTGATGAAATACTAAGCCCTTGTTGTATTCTAAGTAGATATCTAGTATCTAATTCCCCACCACTATCAGCTTTACATAATTGATAAACTGATAATGTGGTTACAGCAGGTGAAGTTGATTTAGGCTTATAACCCAATAAATTAGCTAAAGCGAATACATTTTTTTCCTCAGCTGCATATTGAATTAAACTTTCTCTTAATGATGCATCCGTATAATAACTTAGTACATCACCTACATATGAAGCCATCTCAATGAACATCATACCAGGAGAAGTCTCATTAAAATCGTTATATGTATTAGGGAAGTATGTTTTTGCATACTCTATAAGATTATCTCTAAATGCTGAGAAATCTTTTGAAAGGTAGGAAATATCCCTACTATTTCTCCCTATTTTTTTATTTGTTATTTTAAATGCCATATTTAACCAACATTAAATGTTACTGTCTCTAGGGTTTGTTGCCCCGCAATTTGATATTTCAATGAAACCGCAAAGATATTACTATCAATGTTTGTATTATTTTGGTCTACGAATATCTCAACTATATTGATATACGGCATCCATTGAGCTATGGCATCTTCAATACTATCTTGTATTCTTTGTTCTAATTCATCCGTACTTGGATTAAATAAAACATCGTATAAATCTGTACCAAAATCAGGCTGCATCAATCTTTCACCTTTATTAGTCAATATAAGATTTTTAATATTTGCCTTTACTTGGTCTTTTGTTTGAAACGATTGAGCAAAATATCCATTAGAACCCTTTTGAAGAGGGAGAGTGATTCCTATCGCTACTCTATCATTTTCTGATAGGTCTAAGGTATTTTTCTTATCGATTACAATTGCCATTATCTATTTTTATCTTTACTTGCTGCCAAAACCTTAGCACTTCTCGCTATCGCTTTATCCAAAATATCGTTTCCGGTACTTATTGGGGCAGAAGGAGCTGCGTATTGATTATTTGGTTGGTATCCCATTTGAGGGTCACCATATCCAATCATTTCAGGAGTTAATGTACCCCATCCACCATCATCCATAGAGTAATTAGGTCTAATTCCCGCCATTGCAGTTTCATTAAGAACCTGATTTAACATTGAATTCTTAGTATAAGTTTTTTGCTCAGGCTGAGATTCTCTATCTTTGCTTAAGATTTTGTTAGCTAAATCGAACGGGTCAGCACTTTCCTCTACTAATGATTTAAGAGAAGATTGTTGTTTAACCGGTTGAGTTCTTTTAACCTCAGCTAACACCTCTTTTCTTATTTCTTCTTTAATAAGAGAAATTTCTTTTTTTACTTCCTCCTGAACGATTATTTGAATTGCTTTAAATAGTTTGTTCGTGTCCATACATTGTTTATTGTTTATATAAATATTTAGTTTTACTTTTTGGTAAAATACATCACATCGAAGTTATTTCCACTATCAGGTTCACTACCACCCATCATTCTTGCAACAGTATATGTCTTATCAGACCTAACTGATGCCTGACTCCCACAATCTCTTACGATTATCTCTCCTTTTTTAGTTATACCCAACATTATCACAAAATGTCCCCTAG